TTCCTGGTTTCATATCTTTTATATCTCCTTCATCTGATATACCAATTACATCATAAGGAACTCCTTCCATTGTAATTTCATTAGAATCTATTTCTGTAATCTCACCTGGATGAGCCCATTGTCCTCTGTCATCTTTAATCACAGAACCATTCTTACTTATAGTCTTAGGTTTAAAATCTAATCCTTCTTGGTAGAACTTCATCTCTCCACCATTCTGCATCTTCTTTTTAGACTTCACTGTAACAGGCATTAGCTCATTATATTGTTCATAGTTTTGAGCTGGCATAGTTCTACTTAAGTTCTTATCAATTAAGTCATATACTCTTCCTGCATAAGAACCTTCATCAAATGTTTTTAGTTTATCAGGATTAATATTCTTCTTAATATAATTATTAATGTACTCTTCTCTATCTTTTGTAGACATTCTATATGAATTAACATTCTCTTGAGCGTCTCTTCTTACAGCAGCAACTGGATCAGTAGGTAATCCTTGATAAGCATAAGGTACCCATCTATCTATACCATATTTAATTTCATCAGCAGAAACACCAGGAGTTCCTATTAATTTAGTAGATAGGGCATCTCCCTGATTTTCCATCCATTTTTTATTCTTAACATTAATAGCAGTCATCAAAGGAATCACCTTATCAAAATCATGTAAATCCTTTGGTTTATTAATACCAAACTGTTTTCTTAATTCTGGATCAAGAGTATTAAATTTAATCTGACCTGGACCTACTGACCAACCTTTACCTCCTCCAACTGCATTTAGTACTTTTTCCATTGTACTTTCAAAAGGAATTGGTATAGGAGATATTCCTTTAGATAAATCCCCACCAAACCATGGATCATCCCATTCGTTTTCTTGACCTAGTTCACCAAATGTATTTAACAATTGGTCGTGTATAATATCTTTACCAACATTAAGCTTTTTAGCCAATGCAGTAACCTTAGCATCATCATTAGCAAAATCAATAAACTTCTTCATTCCTTCTGGTTGCTTATTATAATATTCACTCTCAGGTCTAATACTATAATCAAATCCAGGATTATGAGAAGCATCCCACTCTTGTATATTTTTACGTTCTGCCAAAGCAGCTCTAGCTTCTGGAGAAGTTTTAGCTTCTCTTTCTTTATCTAATAAAGGCTTATCTAGATTATATCCAGGTCTGTATATGTTAACTTTATCATATCCTCCACCACCTTTTTCTACTAATTCTTTTAGTTCAACTTCTGTATAATCTCTAGAACGCATGTCTTTACCACCAGCATTATCTATAACTTTATACATCTTCTCCCCCTTATCATCTACTTGTATATCATATATAATCTTGTTATGACTACTAGATCCTTCTTTATGTCTATATTGTAAATGGTCTCCTGGTTGAAAGTTACCACTCACTTGATAATAATCTTCATCTCCCTTAGCTACAGCTTGTGCAAACTTCTCTCCACTTAAAAATCTATCATTATCAGTAGGAGCATTATAAGTTAATCCTGCTTTACGATTTAATCCACAAACGCCACTTATACAATTATTACCAGAATTCATATCATGATAAGATGTATTTATTAATAAATCTTCATCTGAAGCATTGTTAGTCAATGCAGCTTCTGCAGCAGCCTTTAAATTCTTTCTATACGCATCTCTCTCATTATTACTAGCCCAATAAGCTTTAGGCATCTGTTTTCCATCCTGAGCAGAAGCTAATGTCTTCTTAGCATATTTACCATTACTAGGAGCAGGGTCTTGTGTACGTGCGTATGTGAATCCTACAGCACCTGGTAAACTACCACCTACAGCAAACTGTCCACCCCATGCAGGAGAGTAGTTTCTACCTTTAGTATTATATCCAAGTCCTACAAAGTCAGGACCTACAGATGCTTGGACATCATTAGGGTTAGGTCTCTTGCCATAGTTATCCTTAGTCTTTTTCTTTAAGACTAAGCCTCCTTGTTCATATTTGTCTAACCACTTTGCCATTACTTATAAGAGATTTGAGCAGGTGTAATAATGAATTGAGAAACAATGTGAGCTATAGAACTGTTATCAAGGATATGTCTTACCTTTAAATCTTTAGCTCTTAATGGTTCTTTCTTAAATGATCTTTTTCCATAATCCATATTCACTTGATTTACAACCTTATCTATTGATAAAGACTCACAACTTGTTGTAAACAAAGGTAATGCTTTATTTTTAACTAACCCCCAGAAAGTATTATATTGATAGAAATTATCTGACTTAGTATAAGTGATAGTTTTGCTTTCAGTATTATAGATTGGATAAGTTAAGTATTGTCTTAAGTTATGCATTGGCTTAGGTACTAACTCTAACATACCTGTGGACTGTTGGCTATTGTATAATACAGCTTTGTTAAACCATTGATTATCAACAGCTACCTGAGCATTATCATTAAACACACCATCTAGAATAGGTAGATAGTTATATACCTTACTATAGTCTTTTACATTCTGAAGTATCTCATCATAGCTCTGATAAGAGAATGGATACTCAATGATGTAAGGTTCTACATTGTCATAGTATTTGTTATAGTGCATTACACTTGTTAAGTGTCTCCACATAGACGCTGTATTACATACATTGTATCTTAATGCAGCAAGGTCTTCTATAGTAGCAGTACCAATTGTAACTTCTAAAACTGTATGACACTTACCCACAGATGTTATAATAATCTTAGTAACAGCATCATCTACACTGACAGTATACCCATCAATTAGATTTTGCTTAGTAATGTCAGTGCCCAAGACTGTCCCTAAGTTATCAGTGATATCAAAGGGTCCTGTTCTGCCACCTGAGCATGTTAATCTTATTATTACTGTTTTAGCCATTTATATTATTTTATTATACTGGACAAGTTGGTGGAGTTACATTCTGTGCTGTTAAATTAACCAATCCATAAATAGGTGTTGGTGTAACTAAGTAATCTTCATAACCCTCTACGTTAGTAATTGGTCCACTTGCATATATCAATCCTCCTGCTGTTACATCACATACGTTAAATCGTATAATGTTTCCTGAACCTGATACCCACTCACCACGTATGGTGTAAGGTAACTCGCTTATCAATGGGTATATAGTTCCACTTTGAGCACTTCCTGCTGTAGATGTAATACTTAATAATTGAGATGCAACATTATTAAATATTGTTAATCCTCCTCCTGATTGATTACCAACTCTCCAATCTAATCTAACTGTTGTTGGTGCAGCTGTGGTAGTTGTTGTAGTAGTAGTAGGAGTCCCTGTTGTAGTAGTTGTTGTAGTAGTTGTACAATCTGTACAAGCTGCTGTTCCTTGTAGTATACAAGGAGAATCTGTTACCACTGCTGTACCAGATAGGTTACAATAGTATATCACTGTTGTAGTAGTAGTTGTGGTAGGAGAAGGAATCTCTGTTACAGCCACTGCTGAGATATCACAACCTTCATTTAATCCTGAATAGAAGAAATTGTTTTCTCCTATGTAGAAGTTAGGTATGTATGTATGAAAGCTTACCCAACTCTTAGTATTAAAGTTGAAGGATACTGTCCATGATTTATTACAGAAATAGTTTAAGTCTGTTATTTCAACATATCTCTTAACTGAAGTGTTTCCAGCTACAGGTTGATTTACATAAAACTCTTTAGTCAACTCATCATATAATACGTTCTTATCTGGCTGAGGGATATAGTCTAACTTAGTGATAATCACTCTATCATACTTACTATCATACACACCATGAAGACCAATGTTTTTAAAATGATTATCTATGTCAACATTAGGATAGTATCTTAATATCTCAAATGACAAATGATCTGTAAAGAATCTGTTAAGACCAGAACCATATCCAGATATGTCAGTTGCTTGGGTACCAGTTATTAAGAATATCTGTCCTCTCTTAGCATCTACAGTTATTTGTCCTTGAGGTATCTTAAGTAAAAACTTATTCTGAGATCCTACATATCCAAGATCTGTCTCAGCATAATCTATAGGAGGTGGTTCAACACTGCTGAATAATGAAGGATTACCTAAATAAGCTGCTTGAGGATTGCTTGTATTCACTGTTAACATGTTACCATATAACAATGTTTTATTCTCAAATCTAGCTAATGTTGCTCTGTTCTGTATACCATCCAAAGATATTAGATTGCCATAGTTCTGAGGAAAATCAAAGAAACTTATTGGACGATATATCAACCAGCTATTTATTCTGTTATCAGAATAACTTTCTTGTCTATCAGAGTATATTGCTCTGAATGGAAAGTATGTATAACATAATTGTTGTTTCCAATCTGAAGGCAAATGAGAAAAGAAATTCTCTGTGTTTTGCTTAGAAAAAGTATTATTGTAATAGTATGTATTATCAAATGTAATAGGCACCACTGATTCTTGGAACCAAGTATCAGGAATACCTGAGCTTACGTGTGGGTAGAAGTCACCTTCTAAGTTATTAAAGGCTTGACGTAAGTCTACATTGATAGAAGTTTCTACATAGTAATAAGGAACACCATAAGCAAATGTATACATCTTACCATCATATACATAGTTTTGGTTACCAAGTAATGTTGTACCTGGAGCAGGTGTTGTAGAAGAAGTAGTAGTGGTAGTATTAGGATCATCTACTTTAGTATCATTAGGACAGTCTAGATAATGAGCTTTTACTGATATAATATTCTTCATCAAAGTACCACCTACATAATAGTCATACAATACAGATCTTGCTGAATACCAATATTGTGGGTATGCTACATTACCTATCTCATCATAAAATATATCAGAATCATCTGGAGCTCCCACTCTATTATCAATAAAGAATGGTAGTTTAGTTTTGAATCCAAACTTACCAATAAATGTATCTCCACCAAATACTACCTCAGAATCATTAGCAGGCAATGCTCCAAATATTCTTTGGAATCCTGTATCAATAGTTTGATATGAATATATCTGTCCCCATTGACCATTGTTAATTGTCTTTATAGAACCATAATATGAAACAACCTTTATAGGTTCTTGAAACTCAGGAGTTCCACAATGTCCTCTTTGTGAAAGTGTAAATCTTGAATTATCACTAATTTGACTTGTTCCTGCTACGACAAGAGAGTTAGTTTGGTTAGGGTATGGTAAAGGTGCTACAAATGCACCATTTCTATTTTCAATACTTTTAATGTAAACAGATGATTCTCTATTCCAGTTATTAAGATCAAGATCATCTCCTACGTTCTGTACACCAGGGAATACGTATTGATATCTATCAAGCTCCCTTTGTTTAATTCCTTGATTGTTTTGAATATCTGCACTATAGTCATAGCTAGATATAGAGTTGAAAGAATATGCAAAGTTTCTTCTAGTAGCACCATTTACATATATCTGTAAATAAGTTTGGTATGCTGTAAACATTGCTGTGGCACTAAATCCACCTAGATCAGCAATCTTTTTACTAGAGTTCAATGCATCTATTTGTGCTTGTATAGTAAGAAGTCTATACATTGAATGTTTCTTCACTTGAACAAAGTGAGCTCTACCAGCTCCAAATAATACACTCTCTAGCTTAAGAACAGATCCTAATGTAGGTTGTCCAAAAGAAGTTTCTGGTGAATTAAATACTTGTCTATATGGAGATTGAGCATTATTAAATCCATCTAATTGTTCAGGAAAACAATTCATGTTTACACTACTTCCTGAAACTATTGTAAATTTATCACAACCTGATACAAACACAGGAGTACCAATTGAATTAACTGTTGCTGAAGTGTTTCTGTCTACAACTATAAATTCTGTAACTAATGTAACAGGATTTTGATAACTAAAAGTAGCAGATGGAAAACCCAGACGTACTTGTACACTTATTATAAAAGTTTCAGGTGTAACATTTTGAAATGTAGCAGCACCAGTATTTACAACAGGAAGCGTAAGAGAACACACTTCAGTGGTTGCTGTAGTAAAGTCAAGACTAGTTACTTCTCCTGTATTACAGTTTGTATATTGTAAAGCACCATTAACAGTAGCTGTAACTTTGTATGTATCACATTGAGACATATATGAATTACTATCCTGAAGTAAGAATGGATCTTTAGCAAGATCGTTGTAAGGATAGTTAGGATAGTAGTATTCTGTTTCTTCTCTTTTATATTTACCTACATTTCTTAATATACCTTTAGCAATAATAGATTTGTTTGTAGATCTATTACCTCTAACTATTTTAAATCCAACAATAGCATCTTTCTCAGCATCTGTTAAGCTAGAAGATTGAATAAGAAATCCTACTTGTTGTACATCTATCTTTACACCTATTGGATAAATAGCGTTAGATGATTGCATCACTGGTTCTATTTGACCTCCAACATATGTAATAGGAGGAGTCTCAAAATAAGGAGATACTAATACATCAGGAAATTTGTGATGTCTAATTGGTTCACCAGCAAGATCTCCCCATACATCTACATTACAAGGATATGTATCTGTGGATTCCCAATAAGAAAAGTCTCCAGATTGATATGGATAGGCTTCTCCTATTTTACCAGCATCTCCTACAGGAACAGGATATGTAATTAATACACTACCTGTATTATATATTTTCCAATAAGGAGCTACAGTTCCTTCTCCAATAAAGTCAGCATTAGTATTATACACAGGAGTTAAATCAGTAGAAAGTGCTGATCTACCAGGGATATGGAAACCATCTGTTTGTTTACCATTATCTAACAAGAACACAATCTCAAAGGCATACACTTCATCTCTTAAATAACCTCTAAGATTAGCAGTGTAAAAACCATCAGCATATGTATTGTTAGCTGGTAACTTATATGTCTCCCATTGAAGTTGAATTTGACTAGCGATGCTTTGATAGTTAACTCTATCAATAGAAGTAAGATTGTCCCAAACTATGACATCTTGTACGTTTGTAAGGTCTTGAGCAATTTCATAGTAAGGAAACTTCTCAAGTATATCAGCAAGACTTAAAGGAATATTAGTTAAAGCTTGACCTGTATAAGTGATTGTTCTGTCTTTATCTTGGATATTATAAGTACCCATAAGTTCTACAGATGTACCACCATTTATAGTTTTAATAATAGCTACATTAAAATATTGGAAGTATCCTGTAATATCTATATTATTTATATTTATTACAATAGATTTTCCTACAGAATATTGAAAGTCAGGTGTTGTTATTTCTGTGTTTGCAATAGATGTAGGATTAGTAACAGAGTAGTAGGATGTATATGCATCACCTGAAGCATTACAATATTGAATAGCAAACTGATATGTACCAGCTTGTATGTCTCCACCTACAACAATATCAATAATGTCCAAGCTAGGAATGCTGAAGTTAGGTTGTACTTTTAACTTATTACAATCAAGAACAGGAGTGATTTGTGGATCACAGTTTTGATCACTAAGATATGCAGTGATGTATGGAACTTGATCAATGTTGATAAATCTTCTTGGATTAAGACCATCTGTCCAATATACTTCAGTGCTACAGTTAGTAATCTTGTGTACAGCTTTATGAATAGGATAGTCAATGTTAAAATTCAAACAAGTTGAATTTGCACAAACAGTTAAGTCTGTATCAGGGATTGGAGTACACAATGTACGATATACACAATCATTGTTTTCCATATATCCTATCTCACTTCCTCCTGTTTCAGGATTAGCTAAGAAGAATATGTGTTTGTTTTTCTCTTGTATGAAATGTGTTCCAATAAGTTGATAGCCTTCAGGAAACTCTAGACAAGCTTCATTACCAGGCTCGTTTTGATAGTTTACAGAGTTAGCATCAAAGTTTTCTAATGCTGCGTTTAGTGCATACGAAAGTTTTCCCTTCTGTACTTGATTTACAGAAGAGTCCATATCTAGTCCAATTCTTCCAAGATTAAATTCTTGTTTTATGTTAGATGGTCCTTCTTGGTTATCTGCCATATCTTGAGCTTCTGTTTGGTAATTCATATTGTGCAAAGCGTTGTAAGTCATTTCTTATTCTTCTTTGCTTTGTCCATGGATCTTGTTTCTTAATCTCAATGTAAGCCATGATAAAGGCTTCTTCTGAAAGTTGCTTGTAGTAGGCTAACTTAGCTTGTATTTGATTGAATGTCTCATCATTAATTTGATTAGATAGGGTTTCAAAAACTTTATATTTAAGGAACGCTTCTATATATTCTCTAACACGATAGTTATCAGGAATCATTTGATTACCTATACAATCATAGTCTGTAGCATAAAATATCATGTGAACTATAGCAGAACTAAAGTTAGTAACAAACTTATTGTCTCTAATATCAAAGCTATCATAACCAGCACTTCCTGGAGTAAACTCACGTACAGGAGGAGTACTTGAATAGAATTGCCAAGCATCTGTATAACTTACATCACACTTACTTTGACAAGATATATTACCTGGTTTTAATAGATATTCTTTTTTTATACCTCTAGCTACTTGTTGATTGGTTTTATATACAGCTTGGATGATATCAGGCATGCACGTAGGGCATCCTGTTGTACAATTAGGCTCTACACAAGGAACTCCACCACTAATTACAGGAGAGACTTGAATAGTGGTCTGAGAAGCAGCCTGAGCATAAAATGAGTTAGCTGTTTGATATGGACGTTGAGGCATCTCTGTACACATCCAAGCTTCTCTAACAGCAAAGAAATTGTCAGGAAGTCTAGCTTCATATCCAGAAATATCTAATGTTTGTTCAGCAATAACATAACTTGATCTACCCATCTTTTGTAGACACTTGTCTAAATAAGTTGGGAACATCAAATCATCAACAGCTCCTGTGTCAAAATAAGATTTTAATTCTTCTTTAACAATAGAGTAGATTGGCTCAGGAGAGACAAAGTTGTATTTGTAATAATATGCCATATTGTTTTAATTTTTCCATTCCCTGTAAAGGTGTTGGTATTTTTCGTCTGTGTTTATGTAATGGGACAACAATCTAGAAGTTGTACGAGAGGGTTTGAAATACCAAAGATTTATATTTCTAATTCTAGCAGACTCTTTAAACCACATCCATCCAAAGAAGTAACCTTCTGTATGGTAGTTGAAGTTGTAGATGATCTTGCCTTTTTCTCTGCTTCTTTTCCAATCAACTGGTAAGTTAACCATCTCTTTACCATCAACTGTTTTCATCTTCTTTCTCTTCTTTTTATTGATAGAGAACTCACCAAAGCCAAAAGGAAGTCTTGCTCTTTCTCCTGTTTCTAGAATGTAGTTTTTGAAATGTTCATTATATTGATATATAATGTTTTTCCACTGATCAAATGTAATTTTTACAGTGGGGTTTTTTTTGCAGAAGTTGTTGTAGTTTTCTTTACTGGAGCTTCTCCAATCAATCTTGGTTCGCATTAACTAGTTGGTTTAGCATTAGAAGCTTGACCATCTATACCATCAAATGTCATGTCTGTTTTAATGCTAAAGTAAGTAGATAATAGTTTTTGAGATGTTAACTCCAATACTTGTTTCTCCAAGTAACCAGGACATCCAAACTCTTTATCTAAAGGGTTCATACAGTAATCTTCATTGCTTACTAGAGGAGTGGGACCACACGCACAGTCTGATGGATATAATATATCATTAGGAATATCTTCTTCAAAGAATGCAGCAATTCTCACTGATTGTAAACTAGGATTATTAACATATAAATATCCACCATTTGCTATCCAGTAGTATTGCTCTTTCCTAATGATAGGCAGCTTTAATAAATTTAAGTATCTGTTAATTGTGATCTCTTTAAATCTTCTTCCTTTACCACCCATAGCGTTGATAGAATAAACACCTTGGATAAGATATTGATAGTTTCCTTCACTGATGCGAGGAAGTTTATATTGGCTTCTTGCTACATTGCAAGGATCTACATATTCACAGCAATCAGAGATGGGAACCTCTATCATGCTTAAACAAGGAAGCGTCTGGAATACTGTATCAGTAGCCCAAAGCTTTCTAAGGTTTGTTTCCCTCTTTACCAATAAAAATGTATTGTTCTTAATCTCAGACGCAACAACCCTATCAGTGATAAGGTTATCTGTTGTTAGCAGTTTGTGCATTGCACGAACGTCTGAAACCATTTTACGTAATGTAGCCATTATAAATACTGTTTGAATATATTTGTTATTCCATCTTCCCCATCTATTAGGAAGCCTGTCACTTCTGCTTTGGACATAGTGTGACCATTCTTGTCATCCCATAGACTCTTAGAATTAGAGAATGCTGGGATTTGATAAAACTTAATACCATTGAAATCATGACTCACTTCATGATGTTTGTCTCCTGTGAAGATATAGAAGTTCTGATGGAAAGACCACCCTTCTCTATATTCTATTGGAAACAATGCAGCAAGCTTTGCAGGCTTAATAGCATCTCCATGATTAAACATCAATGCTGATCTACCATAGCTTATGTACTTTCTATACTTAGGAGAACAATCAAATGTTAATCTCTCTGTATTTCTAAAGTAAGTCTGTAACCAATTAACCATATGCCATCCTACAAACTCATCATGATTACCTGCTACATACACAACATTTACATTCTCAGCATATTGTAATAACATTGTAATCATCAACACCTCGTGTCCACAGATGTATTCAAAAGATGTTTGATATGTGTGAGTGTTTGTTTGAGGAGTGCCCTTTGTGGTCATTCCTGTAAACTCACTGTTAAATTCATCAGAACCAATGATATATGTAATTTGATCTAAGTTATTTGAAAGCTGTGCTTGACTAGCAACCACCTCTATCTTATACATGATGTTAGCCAACCTATCTACAATATTGTTATTACCATCTATATCATACTTATTCAAATGGGAGTCTTGTTTGTTAATCACTAGCATACCATTTGGTTTGCCAAAATCAACCTTAGGACTCATAACTTCTTGAGACACAGGCTTATATGAATCTAAAAAGTCTACAAACGCATCTTGAAAAACTTGTTCTGTAGACTTCTTCCCTAACCATGCTTTGACTTGCCAATGGGGTGTTTCTCCATTTCCCCAATAATTCTGTACGTACTTTGTGATTTCCCACTTATCTGTGTCAATCTTACACTTTATTATGAGCTCATCTAAGCTCTTGATTTCATCCTTTGTATTGATGACAATCTCTCCAGTTCCTTTAAGGATGTCTTCTTCAAATCTTACTATTGTTTCCTCTAACTCAGAAATGTAGTTACCCAGTTCTGCTTCTTGTATAATACTTTCTCTAGTTCTTAACTCTTTTAATAACTCATCAACATCTGATTCTTCAATTCCAAGCTTATCAGCGTAGAATTTTTTACTCTTTTTCCAGTGCAAAATCTCTTCTAGCTGGTTTAGCAATGCTTGATTCTCAGGCATATATAGTTTATTTTGGTTAAAATTATTGTAAAGATAGGAACTATTTCTGAAATTCCCAAAAATAATCTAACTATTTTGGTTATATAGGATAACTTTTTTAGTTAGAGTTTAAACAAAAACCCCCAGCCTTGAAAGGCCAGGGGATATCCTGTAAACCAATAAACAGGATTTTTTGGTATCTTAAGCAGTACAAGCTTCAGAGCATGTTGCTCTGCTTGGTGAGCCAAATAAATCTACATTATAATAAGGTCCAGCTACAGGGTTTAATATTTCATAAACATCAGTGCTTGCAGGTGGATGATAGAAGTAACCAAGGTCTAATGCATTTGTAGCTCTACCTATGGCAGTTGTTCCTTCTGCACAATCTTGAGTACAATCCAACCTTAGTATGTTGTAATAGTAGTAGCCATCATTGCAAGTTGCAGTTAAGCTAAATGTACCAGAGCCATTAGTTGAACAGTTTACTATATCAGTTCTTAAGCGATATGTACCTGCAGGTAAAATGTAATTTATCAAACTAGATGTCCATACTCCTGGATTAGAACCTACTTGGACATAGCTAAATGTATATAGTACAGTTGTATTTGCAGCATCCATGATGTATGCTGAATAGTATCTTGTACCAGTTCCAGAGTAGTAATATCCACCAGGACTAATAAATGCTGTATTACCTGCTGTTACTGTAAATAATGCTGATTCACCTCCAGTACATGTAGCAAGTGCACTTGTATCACCAGTTAAACAACCTTCTGGATTTAATGTGGTTGATGTACTTGTTGTAGAAGAAGAAGAAGTTGATGTTGTTGTAGTGGTTATTATTCCACTAATAAACATATCAATAAAGTTTACACAAGCTCCTTGAGATTGTGTTCTAATGATTGTAGCATTATCAGGTACACCTGTAAGGCTATATCCTGCTTCCAAAGCAGCTTTTGATATACCAGATGCTAGGGCTGTTGAAAAGCCATCAGCGTCTGAATAAAGATTGAAAGGGCCTGTATCTATCCCAGCTAAAGTTAATGTTACTAGTACTGTCATTTTATATTTGGTTTTATTATGTTATTTGTGTCCATGTAGATCCTCCATCACCAGATCTAAATAAACCACTATTTGAAGCTGCTGTAATAATCTGTCTGTTATTTGATAAATCTAATGCTCTCCAACTTTTTTGTCCAGCAGCAGTCCATTGAGTCACTGTACTATAATTAGAAAGTATTTTTAAATAGTTATTATTATATATCATATAATTTTGAGTATTTGCAAGAGGTATAACTACATCTGTATTTGCCACTCTAAATATTCCATTGTTTCCTGTACTTCCAACAACTGTCCAATTGGCTCCTCTATTGGTAGAATACATAACATACCATCCAGTGTATGTTTGCTGAAAATCCTCTAAAAATGCTGCCATTACCATTATGTCACTATCAGGCGAACATTTAACATAGTAATATGATTTATTAGTCCATCGTGTATATAATGTACCAAAAGGATAAGTTATTGCTGATGGTGCTGTTGCTGCCCAAGTAGCTCCATAATCTCCTGATCTATATATAGTACCAACATAAAAATCAAAAGTAGAAGGAGTGTCATTATAGAACTGAGTGGCTGCTGCTATTATTTGATATTGCCCTGTAGAATCCATACTCACTGAAAACATAGCACGACTACTTAATGCACTAATACTACTTCCAGTGACATAAACAAAATTGGCACCAGAATTAGTAGATCTAATAATGTAAGGATCAGGTTGAGGATACGTAAGTCTATTATCTATACCAGTGATAGTTTGATATGTACCATCATCTGATATAGCACATCCATAAAGTCTAAAATTAGGATCAGTAGGAATAGATGTCCATGTAACACCATAGTTGCTAGATTTCCAAGCATTGATATATTGATTACCATCACTTTGAGCAACAGCTAACATATATTCTCCATTTCCAGAAACTGCCACCTCACTCCAATATCTGGTTTCAACAGCATCAACCTTGATTTGTGTCCAACTACCAGCAATACCATAATTATTAGAAACAAAAATAAAACCTTGTTGTGTAGTAACTACTTGTACAGAATTTCCACTATAAGCTCCAGATGCAGCAATTTGATACTGTCCTGTATTTTTACTTACAGCTACAGCAATCATTGGTAAATTAGTTATTGGATATCCAGCAGCAGTAGTAGTAGTGGTAGTAGTTGTTGAACAAGGAGTATATCCAGCTATGTAAGAACAACATGCTGGAACTTTTGGACCACCAGGATATTGATAATAATATGCTTCATATGCATAATCTGACTGATAACAATTAGAAGGAAGAGTAAATCCTCCTGACCCAATTGTACAATATGTAACTACATTAAGATCACAATCATACCAATCAAAGCAAACTTCAAAATTATATGATGCATTTAAATCAGCTTCATCTACATAACCTTGTACTATTAAACAATAGTTTGGAGGAGTTGTGGTTGTTGTACTAGTAGTTGTACATACTTGAGGAACATCACGTCTAGTAGAATAAGTTATGTCACAACCACTAGCAATTACACTACCAGGAAGAACACCACAACCTGTTAATGGTCCAGAATCTCCTGATACATAATTACATGGATTTATTATTAATGCCTGTCCAAAAGGAACACTGCTGTATAATGTATTACCAGAACAATCTTGATATTCTATAGGTACAGGATCTGGATTACCTGCTAATAAATTTGCAACTGTAACATAACAATAACAAGAAATTGGAAAGTCTTGATATTTAGGAACTCTATTTGGAGTTAAACTAACCCAAGGCTCAACAGGAGGGACATCATAATATGTAGTAGCTGTTAGCTTACTAACCATTTTTAAACTATCAGCAGGAGGAGCTATCCCTGGAAGAGATGTATATCCAAGAGTTTTTAATTCAGTGGTTGTTATTAAATAATTGTTTACTAACATTGTTATTTTAATTTAGCTTCTAGTTCTGCAATACGTTTTTCTAAAGCTGCAATTTTTAATGTATGAACATCCATGTAATTTACAGATAATTTTTCATCACCTGAAACTGCATCTGAAAGGATTGATTGTACTTGTTGTGCAGAATATCCATATCTAACTGCATTGGTATCATCATCTGTTCTAGTGAATTTAATTACATCTAATGGTAAATCTATTGATGGATTTGTTTCTAATACATTTTTAAATCTTATATCACTTGTTTCATAATAAGAACCTGCATTTAATTGACTAGTGCTACTTATATAAACTGAAGGATTAGCTGTTGCACTATTAGATGTTCCGTTAGCTGTAAGGATAGCTCCTGCATTAGTAGGAGATATAGAAGTGAATCCTGTACCACTTGTTCCTGTAGTTCCAGAAGTACCATTACCACCAGGATTACCATTAACACCACTTGTACCATTTGTACCTGATGTACCTGACGAACCATTACCACCAGGAGTACCAGGATCACCATTGACACCACTTGTGCCATTTGTTCCACTTGTACCTGAAGACCCATTTGTTCCAGGACCACCATTGACACCAGATGTTGCAGATGTTCCTGAAGAACCACTAGAACCAGACGACCCACTTGTTCCTGGTGATCCAGGACCACCAGTAGCACCAGATGTTCCAGAGGAACCATTACCACCATTAGCTCCAGATGTTCCTGAAGATCCAGAAGAGCCACTAGAACCAGAACTACCAGATGATCCAGATGTACCATTAGCTCCAGCTGTTCCACTAGATCCACTTGATCCACTTGTTCCTGAAAACCCACTTGTACCACTTGAACCATTCGCTCCATTAGCACCACTAGTTCCACTTGAACCAGAAGATCCAGAAGATCCAGATGAACCACTTGTTCCACTTATTCCTGATGAACCACTAACACCACTAGATCCATTTGCACCACTGGTTCCTGATGAACCATTAGCTCCGTTTGCACCTGATGTACCAGAAGAACCAGCAGCACCATTGGCTCCTGATGTTCCACTTGTTCCACTAGAACCAGATGATCCACTTGATCCGCTAGATCCACTTGACCCACTTGACCCAGAAGAAGCAGAAGTACCAGAAGATCCAGAGGAGCCTGATGACCCTGAGGTACCTGATGATCCAGAAGCACCTGTTACACTTACTCCACTTGTACCTGCAGTTCCTGAAGTACCATTTGTACCTGATGTACCTGAAGTTGCATTTACACCACTTGTACCACTTGTACCAGTACTTGTACCAGAAGTGGCAGCAGTACCTGATGTACCTGTTGATCCTGATGATCCTGATGATCCAGAGGTTCCTGTAGTTCCATTAGTTCCAGACGTACCTGTGGTACCAGCAGTACCAGAAGACCCTGAAGAACCAGAAGATCCTGAAGAAGCAGATGTACCAGCTGTGCCAGCTGTGCCAGAGGTACCATTTATTCCAGAGGTACCATTACCGCCAGCTGCACCAAAAAGATTTACTGTCCATGCAGCATAAGTTCCTGCACCTACTATGGTAGTAACATTAACCACTAATGCACCTGTTCCGCTATTGTAAGAGGTAACAGATCCTTGCATTGTATTACTTACATCATATACTATGATGACTGGTTGTGCAATACTATATGCTAATCCTGTTCCTACTGTTAAACTCTTTGATCCTGCTCCTATTAATAAAGACGTTGTAGAACTTGTTAAATATCTATCTCCATCTTGACCTGCAGTTCCAGAAGATGCTGATGTGCCAGATGTTCCAGCTGTACCAGCTGTACCAGTTAATCCACTAGAGGCAGAGGTACCAGAACTTGCACTTGTACCAGATGTTGCATCTTGACCAGAAGTACCTGCTGTAGCATCACGTCCACTAGTACCTGAACTACCATCTACTCCAGCAGTTCCAGAAGTAGCAGAAGTTCCATTTGAACCATCAGTACCTGAAACACCACTAGAAGCAGAAGTTCCACTTGTACCACCTGTACCACTTACACCAGCAGAGCCACTAGTTCCATTTGAACCAGCTCTACCAGAAGAACCACTTGTGCCACTAGAACCATTTGATGATGTTCCAGATGTACCTGTAATTCCAGATGTACCTGCAGTACCACTTGATCCAGAAGGACCTGTAGTACCAGAGGTTGCAGAGGTTCCATTAGTTCCAGATCTACCAGAAGAGCCAGTTATACCAGATGTACCTGCTGTTCCATTAAGACCAACTACACCATTACATAAAACATCATCTATTTTTGCTAGGGCACAATCTAAATTATCTCCAGTTTGTATGCCTGAACAAGGAAGGTTAGGTCCATTATATATAACAAGATTTGCTGTAATTTCACAAGGAAAACATCCAGAGTTTTCATTTGGATGATAATATGCGTTGTAACAAGGATCGCCAGGAGTGCAAGCCATTTTATTATTAGTTTAAATAAATTAAGGAATATACATTATGTAATACGCAGCAATAACAGGTTGGATATTTGCATGAGCTTGTCCACTACCTGTATTGTCAATTCCAATAGCTACGTTACCAGGAGTATTAGAAGTAACTGTTATTCCAGTTGTACTAGTTGTAGATTGATTATCTTGAGGAACATCTTTAGCTAATCCTATTTGCCCACTAGAAAGACCACCAGCATTTTTTCTTCCAGCATAATGGAAGTGACCAGGATCATTTAATGTAACAGTTGTTGTTCCTACTCCAGTATGTGAGTGAGAAGGCATTTGTGATGTAAGAAGTACTACACTATTTGCACCTGCTGTGGTGAATAGTGCATAGTTTGGATTTCCAACAAAAGCAGGATTTACAGAAGCATCAAGACCAATGTTAATAGGAGGAACATTATCAATAGCTCCAACAGCAACACGTCCTCTTTTATCAGGAGTGGCATTAAGACCATTACATAGATACACCTTATAGAAACCAAGACTTGGAATACCAACACCTGATCCATCAAAGTTACTCAATGGTCCATAATATTCATATGCTACAAATGGAACCATTTTTAAATATTGTTGTATGCTTCCACTTCCTGCTTGACTAGCTAAATAAGCTGCAATCAAAGCATCAAGATCTGATAGTTTAACATAGTTTGTAGCTACATCAAGTTCAAGAGCAGCAAGATCAGCTATAGTATCACATAATCTTGTTATAATAGCTTGGACAATAGCATGCGTATCTGAGCTAGTTGTTACACCAGTCAAACAATCAATATCATAGTTAGCATTTAGTATAGCTATTTCAGCATCAACTGCATCAATCTGAGCTTGTAAATCACAAACTACTTTTACCAAAGCATTAAACAATTGTGCAGATGTCCAAGTGTCTGCTTCACTTGGAGTAGGTAAATAACCATTTATAATTGCACAACGTATACTTTCTAATATAAGAATCTTATCTCCTTCTCCAGTTAAGAGAGGAACTAAGTTAGTAATTATATTATCTAATACAAGTTGAAGGTTATCTCCATATGTTATATCTAAAGGGATGCTGTCAAGACCTGTATATCTAACACATTGATCAGATACAATTTGTACACATCCATTATAACAGGCATCACAAGGTCTTGTTGTTGTAATGGTAGAAGTTGTACTTGTAGTGCTAGTAGTAGTGGTATCTTCTGGCATTTTATAATTTATTTATTAATTAACACTATAACTCTACTTATAATCTGAGAATCAGTAGGAACACCACATACCATAGCATAGGTTGTGTTACAAAGTCTGTATGTTAATATTTGTTTGTAAGTTAATAGATCATCAATTACTTCTCCAGGAATACAATTATTCATAGAGAATATAATATTGTTATACTGGCGATTTGCCCAGTAAGTCAGTCTTTCATCAATTCTTGTCAATGTAGCTGGAATACTACCATTGATTACACAATTTGTTAATCTTGGTGATAACATTTTTTATTCTATTTGTAGCAGTTTTAAGTTTATTGTTGCATGCTGAACATAGGCCATTAATTAATTGACAGCCACATCCTACCTTCATGCCACAGTCTCTACAGTTTGCCATATTAAGGAAAATTAATTATATAGTTGTTTCCTGTACAACCACATTGGTTTGCAATAAAATAATCTAATTGTCTGTTAGCTTGCATGTATAATTTGTTGGCTGTATCAATAGCACAGTTATTAGCTGCTGCTATGGAGCCTTGAATCATAAAGTTTATGCTGCTTAAAACCACTTTTGATTGGGTTCTAATAGCTGAGTCACATTCCATCATGTCAAGTTTCATAAATGCACTGTCAAACTTTTCTTGTATAACTGCTGTACGCATTATGTTTTTTTCTACATAGTTTACAGTAGAGGGAGCAACTGAATATTTCATGAAATACACACCATCAGGTAAAGGAGCTGTATCAGGAAAAACAGTTAAACCCAATATAATTGAGTTATAAGTATTTATTTGTTGAACATTAAAAGGAATAGCAACAGGAGAAGTGTAACCAGGTACAGTGATTTGCATAGTGGGAGCACTAACAACTGGTGGATCTGTATCATATACAGAAGTATCAGCTATTGCTAATGTCTCAGTGGTGTAAGTATTAATTACTAAAAAATCTAATGTCATGATTTTTTTTAATAAAAATGCCAGAGGATTTGAGATATCCTCTCACCCTCTGGCATAGGTTAATATGATGCTACCTTTTTCCTTAAGGGATCAAAGTAGTTGTTGTTGAAGTGCTAGGCCATACAGTAGTTGTAGTACTAGTAGTAGTAAGACAAGTTGTGTCACCTGCAACAGTTCCTAAACCAGCTTCTAAGATAGCTTCGATAGCAGTTGTTTGGTTGTTAGGAACAGCAATGATTACAGTTGAATCTTCCATGATGTAATCACCCCATTGGTAAGCAGATTTATCATACTCATTGAATTTGATGTAATACAAATCATAGATTGTACCATCAGTTACCCAAGACTCAAAGTTCTCGTTGTAACCATTCATTCTGTATAAATGCTTTAAGTAACCAGCTTGGTAGCTATAGAAGTTCTTTTCTAATTGTTGAACCTCAGCAGAAGTACCAGCAGGATAGTTAGAACGTTGAGTGATTACAGGTTGAGCAACTCTGTTACAAGGATCGTCAACAATAAAGTCAGCAGTTGTAGCTGGACCAGAGAAGATGAAAGTTCTAAAGTAGAATCTGTCATACTCCCAAGGGAATGCAGCAACGTCACAAGGTTGTCCATAAGCAGTCAAAGGTTTACCAGTGATACGTAACAACGCAGATGAATCGTTACCAATTCTTTGGAACTGATAGAACTGAGTCAAATAAATGTTGTCTGGGTTATCACCAGGTGCATGCTCCTCTAACTTGATGATTAATGAATCAATCAAAGCAGGAACATCAGTATCTGTACAAGGATCTCCACCACAATCACAACAAGGTGCATTAACAGTTACACTACGAGTGAAACCATTGAAGTACAATGTGTTTAAGTAGCTAGAGAAACCACGTAAAGTTAATGTAACAATTTCACCACATTTTACAGTGAAATCAACTACATCAGTTACTTGGTTTACAACAGTAGCACAGCCATTAGACTTGTACCATTCAGTTACGTTAGTCTTACAAGAAGATCCACCAGGACATCCAGAGATTTTGTCTGAACGCTTAGAACCTTGTAAATACGTGTTTGTTCTACCTTGAGCTACATAAAAGTAAGGGGAACCAGCAATGTTACCAGCTGTGGCAACACTATAGTCACTTAGGAATATTCCTACTTGACCTGCTGTTAAGTCTTGTGTTGATCCAGAGCTAGGTAATGTGTTTCCTACTGGTACAACAAAGAGGGTGGTTAGGGAAAAATCAGCCATTTTGCTTTATATTTAATTGTTAAAAATTATTCGTTTGTTTGTATTCTATAAATTGAGCTTTGAACAGCACTTTGGTTTTCTGTATACATTGCCAAGTTTTGTACTGTCAAATCTAATAGTTCATCTTCTAGGTATAGTTCAAGTTCACAATCCTGATCGAAAGATGGTAAGCCATCAAGCATGATATATCCTGTCTTATTTATATATTGAGGATATCTCATGTAAGAAATATATATATCCTTAGGTATAAATGTACCATCTGTAAATACAGAGATCTCATCAGAAGATATAAAGTTGAATGTTTCTTGGTATTCAAAAGAAGGTCTGTAGTGGACATTGTTTAAGCAAAACTGTAAGTCACCATGCTTAGCAAGATCTCTATTAATCCAAACCTTTCTATCTATACATCTTCCTTTATCAGCTAATATATAACTATCTATATAGAACATATACTGAGGTACAAGAAGATGGATATTTGCAAACCATTGATTTAGTTCAGCATTCTTCAATACTAGAGGAAGAGGTTGGTGGTTGTAGGGCTGTACAAGACTTTGTAAGTCTTCGTAACGCTTCTTAAACGCATCCATACCTAATCCAGAAACTGTACTAAACCCATCAACCTTTTGCTTTATCAGCTTAATTTGAGCTTCATTCAATGCTAAGATCTTATCTTCTACAGGAATCTCTTGATGCTCATTAGTGGATAGTTTATTTAGTTTCTGATCAATCTTATATAATAAACTATCTACTGGGATCATATTGCAGCTATTTTTTTACCTTTCAATTTACCTTCTAAAACTAACAATTGGTCTTGGTTATCTTCATCTGCTAAGAACTTCACTAATTCATCTTCATCAGCAGCTATTTCAAATTCACCTTCATAGACTCTTCCATTAGGTCTAACTCTATAAACTGAATGAGCAACAGCTTGTTTAACCAAGTCTTTAATATGGAGTAAGTTTTCTTTCATATCTGCAAATCTGTTGAATACCTCAATTGGATTCAAACCTTGATATTTGCCATTCTTGAATTCAGTTTGTTTCAATATGTTATCCACTTGATTGTAAACTGATTCTTCTTTGGAATCATCTGATACTGGAAGACCAAGTAGACGAGCTACCTTCTTCTTCTTTTCAGGAGTCATACTATCAAACTTAACAATTGCTTTGTTAATAAGTTGTTTCTTCTTAAACATCACCTTGTTCTCAATATCATCATCAGCAACGTAATACTGAATATCAGCAGGGAATTCACCACGCTCCCAAGCTTGATAGCTAGAAGCAATTGTTGGATGAACTCTCAACCATGAGAATGCTAGTTCTTGCAATGGCAATGTAAAGTCAAAATAGTTATCACCATCTAACAACTTAACTGGTTGAACATGCAATGAATCATCAACAGAAGTTGATAAGCCATAATTCCAGAATGTAGAACGAGGACCTAAGTCAGCATTCAATGCTGATTCAAGTTTTTCCTTTAACTCTGTTACTCTTTCAGTTTCTAATTCCCTTTCTAAAGGGTCTTGGATTCTTCTAATGTAAGCAGCTTTAGGATCTAAGCCTGTTCTATACTGTCCATCAAGTTCTTTATAAGGATACTTAAATACACCTGTTCCAGGGATTCTTGTATAACCTTTCATAGCCAGTCCACCTTGCATTGTTTGCAATTGTGAGTTGTTGTACTCTTTCTTAATAGTAGAGATTTTTCCTATCTTACCCATATGTAGTTAATTTTTGTTGGTTTATTTGCAGATGGTTCCCATCGAAGGGAACACTGTAAGGCATGGAGCCTGTACATGTCCATCTGTGTTAGAAGACTCCCCCACTGGGATGTGGGGGGGAATTCTTCTTTGTATTTGTAGAGCGTAGTTCTAACCTTGCTCTAGGTTTTTTAGAATTGTGGTATTTCCTCAATCAAGACTGTACGAGACAAATCTTCAATGAACACATCACAACGATCTTTCATCCAAATCTCATATCCAGGGAATTTGTTCGCAGAACTCATACCTTGAGACTTAGCAAAGCCTAAGTGGTGACGAGTACCATCGATATAACCCCAAGTCATAGAAGGTGCACCCTTCATACGTACTTCACGAATATTGTTGATCATAGAACCATCAGACATTGGAGATACATCAAACACCATAAATACTGGAGTTGACTTCTTGTTTTGTCCAAATTCTAAGTTTGTTTGAGGTAAGTCTAATTCTTTCAAGTGAATTAATTCAACACGACCAGTCTCACGAGTTACCATTGCATCGAATGCAAAGTTGTAAGTGATATGTTGACCTTCACCTTGCATGTATCTGTTACCAGAATCAGCCATGAAAGTAAGACCAGAATTCAAAGCATCTGTTTTTAAAGCTTGTTGGAATACGTCAAAGCCAGCTTCATTAGTGTACATTTTAACACGTCTGTCTTTAACATCCACACGTCTGTAGAATAAGTCACCAAATACAGAACGAATCAAGTTAGCTGTAAACTCACCACGATTGTATTGTACTAAGTTACCATTGTTACGCATTCTGTGATATACACCAGCAGAAGTACGCTTTAATTCTTGCTTAGAACCATTAGTCTTCACAGTTCCAGGACGAGCCCAGATCATACGCTTAACTTTTAATTCTAACATAGACTTACGCATCCAGAACTCAATAAATGGTTCCCACTTAACATCGTTACGAGTTAAAGGTAATTGGTTACGTCTTTGAGGAGCATATACTAAGATGTCTAAAGGTTTGCCAGAAGCATCTCTCATCATCTTGTCATCAGCCCACTCAGTAATTTTGTGCTCATAACCATATGCAGAACCTAAAGATTCAAACATTGTGATTTGCTCACCCAAACGAGGAAGACCTAATAAGTCTTGATCGAATTCACCAATAGCAGCATCAACTAACTCTAATTCAACACCCACTTGCAAGAAGATAGGGCTTACGAAATCAACAGTTGGGTTGTCACTTACTAAGGTAACAGTGTATAAGTATCCAACATTCCAAGGAACTGGATCTTTTACTACGTAGAAACGTGGACCATATTGACGTGTACCAACAGATACAATTGCGTTCTTAGAAAACTCATTAGTGTCAACGATGATTTGAAACTCTTGTCCATCAATACCAGGCTTGTTTAATTCCTGAGTTGTAGTTGGAACGTCAATGATTTTTGGGAACTTGTAAGGTACTTGTACCTGCCATTTCCAAGCATCACTATTATTGTCGATATAGTAAGGTGTGCTCTTGTTAATCATGTCCAAGAAGTCATTACTATAAAGAGAACTCTGAGTGTACAAGCTGATGATTTTTTTATCATAATCAGCAGGCTCAGTTGAGTGAAAGCTCTCTAGATGGTTCGAGTCAGTCAATTTACCTACTGCACGCTTGTCCATAGAAGCTACTCTAGCATAGGTAAAACCAGTTAAACCTGGGATTGTTTGAATTGCCATTTTTATCCTTTTTTAATTTTTGTTATATAAATTGTTTATTGAAACCAAGAATTGGGTTTAGTTGATGGTTTAGATTTCACTGAACTCTTCTGGGCTTGTCTGGCAACTTCACCAAATAATTCATTAGACTTTTTGGTGATACCTGTCTTTTGAATAGTAGATAATGTAGGATCTTTCTCCATTATCTTCATGATCAACGCAAGCTTTACTTTGGTTGCATGATTCTCAGGACGTTTCAGCTCCAGAATTGTACGATCAAAATCAGTGAGAGTCTCACCTGAATTTGTTTTGTACTTGTCTGTTACTAGGAAATCTTGTAGTTCACCAGCTAATTTAGGGTTAATTGGTATGCCATCAAATTCTTTAGCTTTAATCTTCTCTTGTAAAACGTTGTTTACATTTTGATGATATTGTTGCTTGATGGCTTGTTGCTGTTGTAATTGGACCTCTTTTTGTTGCTCCATTTGTTGAAGCTTTTGGCCTTCTTTCTTTATTAGGACCTTATGATGTTTAGCAGCAACACTTTCTAAATCACCATAGTTTTTTAATCTTTCTACTTCTGTTATAACATCTTCAGGCTCAAATCCTTGATCAGTCAAAGCTTGTTTAATAACAGCCACTTGATTGTTCTCTTGAGTTAAGTCCATTTCAGCAAAAGATTGGATTTGGTTAAATGCACCAAAGTAATCTTTAGGATGAACTCCTTTTACAAATATGGCCTCAAATGCTTTTTGATAATCTTCTCCATGTTGACCAATAAAATTATCTACAATTTCAATAGCTCCTTTTTTCTTTTCTGCTTGGAAGCGTTCTAAGAATGCTTCAGGAGTATCTATTGCAGTTTCTTCTTCTTCGTCTTCTTTAGAGAAAACACCTAGTTTGAAAAGGTCATTTGATAATGCAGTGAATTGACTCTCAGGAGCTCCTTCTTCATCATCATCATTATCTTTACTATCTTCTTGATTATCAGCAGGTTGCGTAGCTTTCTTAGCTGGTGCAGTTGCTGGTTTGTCATTATCTTCACCATCCTCATCATCATCTTCACCATATAAAAAATCTTGAATCCCTTTAACAGGTTCGTCTTTCTTATCGTCTGCAGGTTCTGCAGGATCTGGGATAGCTTGTTGTTTAGAAGTAGTTTTCTTTGTTGGAGCAGGAGCAGGTTCATCTTTGATATCCTGAATGTCATCAGGATTAGATGTAGCACTTTCAGGAGACATTAAATCATTTAATAACTCTTGGTTACCCATACCCATGTCCATAGTATCTTGAATACTAAAGTTGCCTATTTGAGGCATATCTAGATTTTCAGCCATATGTAGTTGTATTTATTTGGTTTTCAATGTAAAAGTATATCAAGTTAAATTAACAGCAAAGAGACTAGGCTCTATATAGGCTATTATTCAATATAATATAGCATTAATATTTTTTACTCTAATCTAATTTGTTAAGAAAATTGTCATTTATAAGTCTATAGCTTCTTATTGGAGCAAGATCTGTAAGCGTAACTTGTTGAACTTCAACTCCCCACTTGCGTGCTTCCACCCTAACTTTCTTTGTCAAAATATTATCAAGTTCAGAATCTGTACATTCTTCTAAGGTCATAGACATAATAATATTTTTTATAATACTTTGAGACATATCTGACAGGGCATCCTGTGCGTCATAGACTTCTAATAGGAATATCTTAACATCTGCTATCTTATATTTGACAAGTCCTTTGACTACAATGTTTTGCTTATCTTTTGTATATAAAGATTGAGCATCAAGACTAAGTGTTGTAACTACTACATGCTGATCAATTGCCTCATCAAAGAAAGGTATCTTAAAGTGTATACCTGGTAATAGCACTCGATTAAACTTTCCAAATCTAAGGAGTACAGCTTGTTCATAGTCTCTGATAATGATGAATGGTAGAATATGATTCCACCATTCAATCAATACATCAATTAGTTTATCAAACATTATTTAGGTTTTTTAGTAGATCTTCCTTTAGCATTTTCTTTAGCAACAGCTAAATCATTTGCTTGGTTTTCTCTAGCTACTTGTAATTTTTCTTTCTCTAATTGTAACTTCTCAGAAGCAAGTCTATTCTTAGTCATATTATCTTGCATCTTCATTTGATAATCTCTTGAAGCACTTTCTTTTTGTAATCCTATCTTTTCAATTTCTAGAACATCAGGAGATCCACTTTTATCCACATCAGATAATGGACCTGATTTAGATTCAGCTGCAATAAGAGCAATCTCTTTCTTATTGATTCTATCAAGCTCAGCATTGTAATTATCATTAGCTATTTTCTCTTCAGCTTGTTGTTGAGCCTGAGCTAATTGAGCTTGACCTATTTGTTGTTGTTGTTCAAGTTCTTGTTGCTTTTGTTGCATTTGAGTATTTTGCAATTGCTCTTGTCTTTCTTTAAGAGTCTTAAATACCTTCTTCATTTGTCTCATGGAGTTAGTACTATACAATTCAATTACATCATGTAAGCTACCACCATTTTGAAGAACTGCTTGAGACAATCCTCTAATTTCCTCAAATGCTTTTCTATCTTCAGGTCTGTTAGTTAAATAAACTTTTAAATCTCTAAATCTTAAGTCTGTACCATTTACAGTTACAAAAGCAGATTCACCTTCATTAGTGATATAAGATATAGTTGATTGTGGCTTCTTAGCTTCTACATATAAAGCTGCATCAATAACAGCTTGGTATAACTGACCCATGATATATTCATGAGCTACAAACAAAGGTTCTGTTTGAGAATAAGATTGTGTAATAGCTGCATTGGTACCTGTGGCTGATTCACTAGCAGACACAGATCCAAGTCTTTGCTTAGACATACCAATCAATTCCCAACATTCGTTCTTGATTTGTTGTGCTAGAGTATATCTTGCTTGGATCTCTGTAGTACGTGTAAGATCTAAGCTTGTATATTGGTTGAAGCTAGATGGACTCTTTAAGTTCTCAGGACTATCATCAACAAACACAACTCCTCTATTACGTGCTTCCATTTCCCAGATATCTAATGCATCTTGAGCATCACCATCTTTAGGAATAGGAATATGTCTAATAGACATTAACTGCACCTTACCTACTTCCTTCTCAAGTAACTTATACAATTGGTTCATACAAACATTGTATATAACTTGGAAAGGCTTCATCATATCTACTAAGCTCTTAGCCTCTGTATTCTTAACTTCAAACGTTTGACCAATGATTGGACAATAAGGTAATAACTTATAAGGTTTGATATGGTAGATATCTGGACCAATCTTAATACCTTGATACCATTGGTTAATCCATCCCCACTCTAATGATTCTTGTGTAGGAATAGTTCCAGACTTATAATTCTCATCTACTAACATAGATTGTTCATTACCCATCTCATCTGTATATATTACTTTACCTATCTTCTTTTTAGAAATCCAATAAGCTCTTACCACAACATACTTATAACCAAATGAAGATACGTTAGATGTAAGTCCTAAGAAGTCCTTAAGACCATCATTGTTCTCTTTCATTTCTGATTCAATAAGCATTCTAGTTTGTAATACTAATGGATCATATGTATCGTATTGAATAGAGTCATTGCCTGGAACAGCATTAGGATTACCTAAGTTAGATTCACGTACATTAATCAATCCATAGTCTTGTAATGAACTACGTAAGTGATCAATCTCATCTTTAGTTAAGTCAGGAACTGCTTCAATAATTTCAGATAATTCTAACACTTGTACAGTGCCAGCAGCATACGCTCCTTGTGCACGTCCTGTAGTATCAGATATCCACTTTCTATCTGGAGTAGTTAAGAACCAAGTGTTCTTTGGATTAGCTACTTCTATATTAAATCCTAGCTTAGAGTTGTCCTCATAGATATGAAAGAACTCTCTAGCAGATATCAATAAGTCTCTAAATGAATCTTCTCCTTTTTCTTTAAGATTAAATTCAATCTTTTGAGCTGAAAGAATATGATTTGCCCATTTCTCTGCTACAGATGTATAGTTATCTATTTCATCTTTCACTTGTTCCATGGTCATTTGATCTAACTCTTCAGGATCAATTTCTTGACCTTGAGCCATTGCTTGTTCTTCTATCTTTTGTTTTGCTTGATTAATTACATATTCATTTAGTATCTGAGTCTTAAATTGTAACTCTTCAGCTTGACTATCATCATCAAATGCTTTTACTAGGAAAGCATCAGGTCGCTTTGATATCTCTCCTACTAACTCATTAATAGGAGTGGTCATTATAGAATAATGTTTTACATAAGCAGGAAGTTCAAGATCTGATGTAAGCACATCTGTAAAACTTCTAACTTCTGGTTCTACAAAGAAATCTTCTCTTCTTAAAATACCTTTAACAAGATCATAGTTTTTTACAAATGTATCTCTAGCTTTGACATACTCAGCATAAGCTTTGTTTGCAAAGTAGTCCATTGAATTCTTTATCCAGCTTTCATCCATCTTTTCCTTCTCAGTTTTAAACTGATCAGGAAAGATATTCAGATAAGCATATCTTATTGTTGCGTCTTTCGTGTACCTTATAATTGCCATTATGAAAACAATTTATTTCGTTTATATTTATTTTTTGATTGTCCAAACATGTTGTTTCTAGAGTCAGTGAAGAGTATGTTTCCTCTCTTCTTCTTAAACATAGAAGCAACTCGTTCATCACCTGTTCCACCTATCTTACCCATTATTGGGTCCATCTTTAAAGCTTGTGCTATGGCTAACTCTGCAGCTATGATTCTATCAAAGTTACCTGAATCATTATATTGAATAATCTCTTCAAGCAATACAGGATCAAATATCTTACTCACACCTAACACTTCTCTAATCACTTCTCCTGCATCATTCTTTTCTACAAAGATTGGAGCTTCCATATACTTCTTTAAACAAGTGTGAAGATAGTCAATTATCTTCTGACTTGAACGATGAATACCATAATCTCTTTTAACTGTAGTGTTAGGAACAATTTCCTTAAGCCACTCAGGTTGTCTTTCTAAAAAGTGAGCATCTCCTTTAGCTTTCATATATTCAATAAAGGATATATCATCATTCTCACAAAGAGCTCTAGCGTTATAATACTTTATAAGAAGTCTAGCTTGTTCTTCCCAAGTTTCTTTCTTATCAGGTCTTGCACAATACGAAGCTACGAACATATCTTGATACTTCTCACCACTAATTTCATGCATCCTTTTATATATGTATACAGATCCAAGCGAAGTTGAATATGCAGACTTACCTTGTCTATATGGATCGACTCCTGCTACATACAATCCATAAGGTGGATTATCTATAGGGAATTCATATATAACAACAGGTGCTTCTTTTAAATCTGAGTTCTTTAGAGGGAAGTTAGATATAGGTAGTTTATCTGTAAACTCATGAGCTATCTTCTCTCCATCATTAAACAATATAACAGGAGTTCCTGTTCTTTCTTGTTGTAACAGTCTAGTCTTCTGTCTCTTAGCACTCTCAATGTCAAATATATTTGTGTCCTCGTTCAAGAAGATATCATCTACTTCTTGAGGATAATACATCTTTTCTTTTAAATAGGCTATACGATCACCAGCTTTCTTAAGTCTTTCTAGGTTTTTGTTAGTAATTTCTGTAGCCTTATCTTCATTACTTACAAGCATTTTAACATTATGTAAGTCTGAACTAGTTGGCTCGTTTAAATATTCTCCTAGTGTAGAATCCTCCTTTGCCTCCATTCTATATTTATGGGAGATAAACAAACCATGTATACGTTTGTCATCTTTAGCATTATTATATGTAAGGAAATTAAAGTTGTCTACGTCAAACATTAAACTTTTGGCATCCATGAATTTCTTCATGTCCCCACCTGTACCAGTAAGAATGGGACTACATCCCCAGCCATAGGGTGTAGTGAAACCTGGAATAGCAGCTTGTAAGCCTCTAAGAAAATTCCCTTTACCAATCTCATCTATAATTAATTTACGTGGTTTTGTACCTGCAATTGCCTCTTCATTATTACCTTCATCAAGGTTACGTATTAGAATGGAAGAGAATGGGATACGTTCACCAGACTTGGTCTTTATACCTAGAGTCACTTGGTTCTTCCAGTTATCCTCAATTCTCTGCCACCTCCAATACTCAGGAATGAAATTCAATCCTTTGTCAATCTTATCAGTAATCAGTTTTATATCTGGGGCATTTAAGCCTGCTATGATATTCTGACTGTTTTCATCAAAGGTCGCACCCCATGCAATATAGGATGCTTCAAGAACAGACTTGGCAAAACGTCTAATACCTAGAATGACTAAGCCCCTCTTTTCTTGTTGAGCTCTGTCAATTTCGTTCGTCACAAGCCATTCATTATCTCTCAATAGGGGATTGGCATATTTCTGTGCAATCCTCCCATAACTATCTATTATATCTACTTCTGTATGCCATATATTAAGGTGCCAGTAAAGGAAGGGGTTAATATATGTACCTCCCATCATAGCTCCATTTAAGCATAGCTCTCTGTGGAAGTCAAAGAATGGCTTACATTCCTGAGACTCTTTATCAGGAATACGCTTCTGATTTATAAACCAGTCTTTGTAGTCTATACTTTGTAGTTCCATTATTTTCTATTTGCTAAGAACTCAGCAGCAGCTCCTGACAACTCACCTTTACCTCTCACTTCCACCTTAGCTTCTTCCATGTTTCTTAGCTTATCTACCACCTCTATCAATGCTAGATAGTTTTTCATTGTCTCTTGGACAAATTTACCTTGAGCTTCAATAGATGCTATCACCATAGGTAATAGTCCTCCTTTTGCTGTAGGTTTCCACTCAATCCTATCTTTCAATTCATGTAGTGGGTTAGCATTTACATAAGCTTTCCATGAAACGAGTTGTGACTCAGCCCATTCAAGCTCTGTATTTACATATGTAGTTTTCTTAATAGTTGCCATCTTCTTCCTCCTCCTTAAGGATATTATCAAGGTCCATGCCCTCTTTAATTATTTTTTCAAGTTCAGAGTCATCTGTGTGTGGGACATCCATCTCAATCTCGCTCTTATATTTGCTTAGAGCAAATGCAAGTTCTTTATCTGTTATGCCCCAAATATCACCATAATCTGCAAGAGCTGTAGCTAGATGTCTTCCAATGTTATATGTTGGAAAATCACTATGTAGTTCTTGTAGTATATTAATGACTTCTGTATAGTGAGTCTTTTTACTCATTAGTTTTATATTAATTCATTTAAATCATCATCTGTTAGCTTTGAAGATGTAATCTCTAAGTCAACACCTATTTCTCCAAAGTTTTCTTTTCCATGTTCTGTCATATAGTCTTTTGTAAAAGCTATACCCATTCTATCAAACTCAACCCCAGGAACTCCCACTATATCAACATAGTCTATACCTTTATTATATAAGTCAACAAGCGTATCAATTAGCCTGTCCAGTGGAATCCTCTCTATTTTCACTTCCCTGTTTTTCATATATTGTTTGTATTAATTGATCTTCATCTTCCTTAGATTCCATTTCTGGTCCCCATTTGTCTATAGGACAGCTACAAGATAAACACTTAGTTTTGGCTGATAGGACACATCCACAATGAGTGCAATGCTTATCAAATCTACGAGGCTTCTTAGGTTTGTTCTCAGAACACCATTCGCATTGATCACAAATGGCCATACGTTCCTGGCTCACTTGTCTAATTTGTTCTTTTATTTCATCAGCTGGAAAGAGGTTGTTCTTCCACCCCTCGTATATCTGAGAGAAGTTGATCTTCATATATAGTTTTTGTTGTTAGCAAATTGATCAGAGCTTCTGTTTTCTCTAGTGTCACCTTAGATGAACGTTTCTTTTGTTCAGATGTAGTTTCATCTATTATTATCCTTTCCATTGCCTGCTTCTTAGCATTCAACTGTCCTAGTCGTTTTATAGCCTTCTTCTCATTGAAATAGAACTTACCAAAGCCAGATATCTCTAGACTATTGTTAAGATCCATTGCCTCATTGGCAGACTGAAACTGATGGTTCACCACAGCCTCAATCATCTTTTCACTCATCATCATCTTAACTGCAAGGGTCCTAACTAGGAAGTCTTTGACAGACATGCTTATAGGCTTATCCATGTATTAGACTTATTTGTAATACAATATCCTTGTCGAAGTTGAGCAGAATAAGAGGATTGACCTTTACCTTTGTCCCATCCTTTACAAACACACCCATCTTCTTTAGCTTACTAATAATGTTATTGATTGCAGGAGACGTACTGTCGTATTTCTCACAAAACTCCTTACGTATGTTAGCATAGGATATATTACCCTTCATAGCAGCAAACGCAATAAGCTGTATTTCCCTGTTTGTCAACTTAAGGTCGTTGACAGAGGACAAGATCCTATAATACTTCTCAGCCAGGACGTAACTGTCCTCCACTGATTTTTTCAGTCGTTGTACAATGGGAGATTTAGGTTTGGTTTCCATAATTAGTTGATACAAAGGTATGTATATCTTACCTATCTACAAATAACAATTTTAGTTATTATAAAACTTAATGCTATATTATGCATCAAATCTCCTAAACAGGAAAATAACACTGAATAACAACAGTCCTATCCTAAGCTCTTGTTCTAATCCTCCATCATCTAGCTTGTAGTTTCTATTAGACACCCCTAGTTCAAAACTATTGTAGTCTTTAGGGAGAAACTCTATACCTATCTCGTATTCATCAAAGTGGTAAAACCCCCATACAATCACTGCCATACTCAAAACTGTCACCATCACCAACAACACATTTACTACTACCATATATCTAAGCTTTATTTAAGAGAGGAGCATACAACCCACCCTCCACCCTCAAAGGTAGTGTGAAAATATATTACCCACCAAATTTATTTTTTCCTATTATCAAAACTTGCAGGATTTTCTAGTTTTGATACAACAGGATATTATAATATTGGTCCATTTTGTTGGGAGCAACAATATGCTATAACATATAATATGTAAGATGATTCCATCATTATATGTAAAGACATATCATAATGTGTCATAAAAGCAACATTGTTAAGCTGAGCATGTCCCTTATAAGACACATTATGTAAAGCTATAGATTGACTTTTGGCAGAATATAATCAAGCTATAACTTGCCAAATCAGGAAGTGAAACACAGCCAACCCTGGAAGTCTTTGTTACCTATATATATAAATCTGTAACAAATACCTATATAAATATGTCACAAATATTTGAAAAACTGTGACACAATGTGCATGAAGAATTTGGAAAAATTCATGCAAACGTTCCTTGTGGAACTATCCCCTGCTTAGGCCCAAAATTTTATATAGCCCCCTACCCCTTTTGTGTCCATGGGGGAGGAGGGTAACCCAGATTGCACCCCCGTGCACAAAACAGGGGGTTGACATATCCCCCCTATGGCTCACAATTAACAAACCTATAGTGGAGACACCACTACAAAACTGTAAAATTCGTTATGGTAATCAATTCAGGCAACTTCTCACCAAATGGTAACTTCAATGGTTACAACACTAAAGGCGAAAGAATCCACATCTACAAGCGTCAGATGGATGCATTGGGCATTAAGAAAGATGAAGAATTTAAGCAATTCTTCGCTATAGTTGCAAAGAAGACTTATGGTGCAAGACCAAAGCTTGACCCTACAACCAAGCAACCAATGGTTGATGCAGACAACAATCCAATCTACATTCCTTATGCAGATGGAAAGTTCACAATGACTCGTGATACTGCAACTGCAGTGTTCAAGACCAAGAAAGAGTACATTGACGCTCACGTGATAGACGCTACATTAGATGCAGAAGTTGCACAGGCTATCAAGAAAGAGTACACTGCTGTGGGCATCACAAGCGAAGCAGAGCTTGAAGAGTTGGCAGGGGCTTAATCTCACACTTAACAAGGGCTTGGAACATCATCCAAGCTCTTGTTTTCCCTTATTCGTATATAAGGGTGGGTGTTAGCAACACATCTGGGTGGGAATAATTATATAACTCACTGATTCTCAATATTTTATATGAGAATGTGAGAGATGGTGTGTACTCTTTACCCACTTATTGACACATTTTGACACATTATTAATTCACGCTATACAATACAATATATATAGCATTAAATAACATTTATATGTACAATACGATATTCTTTATGAAAGATGGATCTATTAACACTAGGGTGTTTGATAGTTATCCTACTGATAAGATGATTAAGGCTTCTGGTCTTGATTGGGATGATATTATTGACTATGAGACACATTATTAATTAATTAAATCATATTTATATGACAACAGAACAAAAGATTGTATATCTATTAGATAATGGATATGTACAAGGAGAACACAAGGATTTGGGTAAGATATTTACATCATACAATGGATATATAAGATTTACCATTGGAGATATTACACATAGATGGAATAGTCTTATGTTTTAATGTACCATTTCTATTTCCCAAGGATAGACAGATGTAGTAATACTAAGAGTTAAATGCTCTTATAGGGTTTTGTTATTAAGCATACAGGTATTATACATTTGAGTACAGAGGGATTGAATGGTAGCCAATGTTATTTAACTATTATATCATACGTACAACCTAATACAGATATAATAGAGCATTGGTGATTTAGGTTGTTATATCCAAATAGCCAATTATAAGCCAACATAAAGCTGTTGGGAACAGACAGTCTGATCAACTAGAGTTTAGTGCACAGATTGTGAGGATATAACATTTTTATTTGTTGCATATGAATACATTAGAATATATAAGCTGAGGCAACATTAGGCTATATATTCGTTTTACACACATATTAAATAAAAAACACATGAAGAAGATTCAAATTCTATTAGACAATGGGTTTATTACATTACAAGATGTATTTGACTATGTTGATTCAGGAGCTTATCTTAATTCAGGAGCACCTGAAGACGATGCTGATCAAATGGCTAGAGATGATTATAATGATAAAGATCAAATGGAATGGTCTGATGATGATTACAATCAAATGGCTGCTGAAAATGAGGCTGCAGAACAATTAGCTCATGAGCTTAATCGTACAGATTATATTGACGCTCATCCAGAGTATGTTGTTGCTTCCACCAGTTATAAACTAGCAGAAACAATGGTATTTCCTTCTAATGCAGAAGGAGAAATCACTGATCTTGATGATCTTGCCTGTTTAGCATTAAGATATGGCTCTGATAATTGGGAAGATCCTATAGCTGCTGTTATTCAATTAAACACTGATGAGTATAAATATATACATGTCAAGACGCTTAATGGTGGTAATAACATACACAATCTATTTAAAAGAATAAACACATTAGAAACAACTGTAATATAATACATATGAAAGCAATAATAATATTAGATCCTATAACATTAGAAGAAGAACTTGTACTTACTAATGATGTTCAGTATATAGATAACCATGTTAGATATGACGTAGAACACGATGACTATGCTCCTTATAGGTTTGTTCCAAAGGAGTCAGTTGTATTAGTTAAGCATGTTTCTATGTTACAGCTGACTGATGCTATTAAAGCATTATAATATATATCTCTGTTATTAGCCTTTAGCGTACCAAAGGCGATATATATTTGCTCTTATGTTCACGACATACATGTCGGAGACATATTATAACACATTATTAATCAATCATTTAACACACATTTATGAACAAATTATTTAACAGAATTGAATGGACAGGCTGGTGCTTGTTCATTGTTTTAATTATGCCTATTGTTTTATTAACAATGGCTGAACCAACATTTGATGATGAACCACAACACAATCTTCCTAATTGGATAGCATTGAGTTGGGTGGGATTAACAGTATTTAGCGTATTTCTCATTATAATAGGAAACAAATTAAACAAAACACACAAAACCAAGTAGTTATGAATTTATTTAAACACATTGCTAATTTATTAGCACTATGGACAATACCATTTATTATTGTATTGTTCTTCATGTTGGTATCAGGATTTGCATTTACATACAGTGATTGTGTTTCAAACACAGCATTTGTATTTGTATATTCAATCTATTACATTATGATGTTTATGATGTATGTAGCAGGTGATGAAAAAGACTTTGATTCTATTAAACTATTTAAAATCAATTAGTTATGAAACTATTTAATTTATTTATGGCCATTATGATGACTTTAATTACGACAACTCTTATCCTATGGATATTATATACTTTTGAAGAGAGTAATCTTGGATGGAGTATGCTTACATTTGTATCTTCTGTAGGATATACATTAGCAGCATTATTTGTTTACAATTACAAACACAACACAAAAAAGATTGGCTAGTTGGTAATATGTGTGTTAGATTTAGGACTCTGCTTCCCCTAGCAGGGTCCTTATTTACACCTCTAGCTGCAAAACAAACAATTATGTTTATATTAGCAAAACTTATATTTAAATCATATATGCCCAAGCAATTGGAAATAGGTATGTGGTTTAAAAGAGATCACAGTGATGTGGTCTATGGTAAAGTATATAACTATTTTACTATATATGAATTAAAAGAAATACCATATGACATGTATGAATATATGTCTATACATGGTGCACCTGTTGAGCCATACATTATTCAACCAATGACTAACCCTGATGATGTAGAAGAAATACTTGTACGTCCTGAGCACATAGGTTGGTGGGAAGATAACCTTGCTGAAGAGAATGAAGATGGTACATGGACAGATCACACTACATTAGAAGACTTGTCACCAAAGATTATCAATGATTGGTTATATGGTGAGAATGGTGATAATGATGGTCTCATAGCCCTTGAGGTAGATGATGAGACTAGAGAGCCATTGTTATATGAAGACACCAATAAGGTGATGATTAAACAAGCTGACTTTGTAGATGAGGATGATGAACCAGAATATGATAGTGCAGGGTTTATTGAAGATGATAGATTAGAAGATGAAGAAAACTTTGATGATATGGATGACATCACTCAATACGATACAGATCATGAAACAGAATAATAAACCCTTTAAAACCAAAGAGATGAAGAAGTTATATGAAATTTTATTTGAAGATAAAAAGCCTGAACAACAACCATTAAAGCTTGAGATAAAGCTTATGTCTACTGCTACACCTGATGAGCAATTAGATGAAAATGAATGGTATAAATTGATTTATGATTTAAATAATAAGAGATTAGGTTAGATGTGTGTGTGGTTAGTAAACAAGAAAGCCCTGCAGAAATGTGGGGCTTTTCTTAAACCCATTATTATGAGAAGAAAAATAAAGAGTGGTATAATATATAGCACTATACTTAAACCAGGCCAGAGAGCCACAGATAAAAGATATAAAGATGGAGTGGATACAGGTAGATTTAGTTCTAACAAATTACCATTACCACTTAAACCAATGAGTCCTATTTCAACAAAGATAGCAGAAATGTTAGATAGTATACCTGATTGGGTTAATGATATACCAAAGCAGGTGATTAGACAGCAAGAAGCTAGTAGACATTTTAAAAACAAAAACAAAAAATAAGCACATGAAAAACATGAAAATGTACTCTCAAGCAGAGTTATCAACAATGCAAGAAATGGCTAAGAAGCCTATTTCAACAACTAGATTAGCTAAAAGACTAGCTAAACAGTTCAACAGAACATTTGGTGGGGTGTATGCTAAACTATTAATTATGCGTAAGCAGATAAAAGTGGAGCCTGTTATCACCAACACTGTGCGTACTAAAACAGTAGTGGAAGGTAAGAAACACACTATTAGTAGTAGACCAACCAAGATAGAGATATCTGATCAAGGTATGACATTCTATTTCTAACTAATAAACTAACACATCATGTCTTACAGTCTAGTCTACAGTGCAAAACCACATTGCACACATACAATCCAGGTTTACGAACCAAACCAACAAGATTCTCCTTATGTTAGGGGACTTAAAGCGTGCTCTAAACTAATAGATGCTATATTTGCTACCAAAGCACATTACACACCATCTAAACGTTTACACATTAAAGGACGCAAATATATGTACATCAGTTCTGATACATATCAGTTACTAATCAGAGTAAAAAACTTTGACAAATGATATATTTAGTTATATTTGTGTTACTATCAATCTTTGCATGGATGTCCTATGAAATTCATAGGGCTCCATTCATGGATAGAGATGGTAACATAATTAAAAAGAAAAAACAACAACATGGCAACAAGTAAAAAAACAAAGATTGATGGGTATTTCTTTATGAGTATCTGTAATGGTGAATTAGATGTAAATTGCTCAGGTGATAAAGATGTAATAGCTGCAGCATTTGCAACGCTTCTTCTTGATAATAGAAAAGATGGAGAGCAATTAAAACAAATATTAGCTACAGCTGCTGGTATTGCTGCTCATGAATTACAATTCAATAAAGAGAAAGATAGTTCTAAAAAGAGCAATACAGTGCCTAAAAAGCCTGCAAAAGCAGTAAAAAAGGGCTAAAAAATAATATATTTCTAATTTAGTGCATTAAATTACACATTATGGCAAAAATAGATATAGTTTGTTCTAATTGTAGTATTACATTTCAAAGAGAAAAAAGTCAGTATGATAATGGAATAAGAAAAGGTTGGAGAGTATGTTGTTCTACAAAATGTGTAGGGCAAGTATCTATTCCTAACTTTGGTCCTACTGGCTTAGGTAATAGAAAACCAGCAATACCTTTTCATAGTTATGTTCATACAGCAAATTTAAGAAAAAGAGAAAAAGCAAATTTAGAAGTGAATATAGATACTGAATATTTATCTAAACTTTGGAATAAACAAAAAGGTACATGTCCATATACTAGAGTTAAATTATATGTAGCTAAACGTAAACAAAGAAACAACGATCACAGATATCTTGCTTCATTAGATAGAATTGATTCATCTAAAGGATACATTAAAGGTAATGTACAGTTTGTTTCTACATCTATTAACTATATGAAGAACAATATGACTGACCAACAGACAAAAGATTTTATCAAAGAAATTGTAAACAATTATGAATGAATATTTTAGTTATTATGAGAGCTTACACAAGCTTTCTAAATCAAAACAGAGGTATTACATTTGGGACATGATCAAATGGTGCATCAAAGCATACATTAAAACATATAAATAATGGAGACATACATATCAGAAATAGACATAATGATAGCTATTAAAAAACATAGAGATACATTATCATATGATGACAAGTTTGATTTTGAAATAGAAACTAGTAAGTTAAACCTTACTGATAAAACAAGAGACAAACTTAATGGTAAACAGTCTGCATTAGAATTTAGATTGAAGAAGTATGGTATACATAAAGATAAAAACAAAGCAGCATGAAAACAGCAATGCAACTAATGTTAGAAGATTTAGAATTAAGATATAAAGTACTATCTAATGCAGAAATGCTACAAGCGTGTGGTGCAATAGAAGGAACTATTGACTATGCTAAATCTTTAATTATAAAAGAAAAAGAGCAGATAATAGATGCTTATAATCAGGCTGATTTAGATGGTTATTTCCAAAAAACATATCCAAAATATGCTGAACAATATTACAACCAAACCTATAACCAAAACAAATAAACTATGAAAACATTTGACATACTACTAATAATATCAATTATTTTATCATTTATTTCATTAATATTATCTATTAGAAGTTTAATTAAAAACAAATAACATATGAGAAAGAAAACACCAGCTCACTTAGTTAAAGAACTATCAACAGCTAAACAAAAACAATATGTTGTAATGTATGAAAATACAGAAGCATGGGTAGTAGGTACAAAAAAGGACATAATTAATGATTTCAATGAAAATCCTGATACATATTTAGATGCTAAGGATAAGATTAAAATTTATGAATTAGGTGAGCCTATAAAATTCAGTTTTGTTACACCACAAATAACATTTTAATTATGAACGTACTCATCTATGATATTGAAACACTGAAAGAACTGTTTCTTATTGTTATATACAATCCAGAGAGTGATGTAACATATGAGTTTCAGGTGAGTAGGTGGACCAATCAATTAGATGGATTCATGAGATTCACTGAACAACATGATGAGCATTATTGGGTGGGCTACAATAACTTACGCTTTGATAGTCAAGTTGTTGAGCATATAATTAGGAACTATGAGAATTGGCATGAGTTGAGTGGGCTAGAGATATGTGCTATCATAGCACAGAAGGCTGCAGACACAATACATGATGCTAATTATGATGTATTCCCTGAATATAGAGAGGAATGGTTATCACTAAAACAGTTAGACCTATTCAAGATTAATCATTATGATAACAAGAATAGAATGGTCTCACTAAAAAGGTTAGAGTTTGAGATGGATCTGGAGAACATTGAAGAGATGCCCATCCATCATACTAAAGAGAACATGACTCAGGATGACATATCTATAACAATAGACTACTGTCGTAACGATGTTATGGCTACGTATGAATTCTATAAGGTAACAACAGGTAACACTAACCATCCACTATACAAAGGTAACAATCAGATAGAGCTTAGACAAGACATATACGAAGAGTTTGGCATACCATGCTTAAACTATTCAGATAGTAAGATTGGTGATGAGATGATTAAGAAATACTACTGTCAGGAGAAAGGTATACAGTATTCTGATTTACCAAAGAAAGGATTATTTAGAACAGAGGTAAAGGTGAGAGATTGTATTGCTGATTACATATCATTCCAGACACCAGAGCTACAAGCATTCTTAAAGAAGGTTAGTAAGGAGCGTTTGACAATGAAGGATGAATTCAAAGAATCATTAGTGTTTTATGAAAATACCTATACGTTTGCAAAGGGAGGTCTTCATACAGAGAATAAACCAAAGGTTTTCGAATGTGATGAGGATCATGAGATTATTGATTGGGATGTGTCTAGCTATTATCCTGCTATTATTATTAGCAATGGCAGATATCCTGGTCACCTGGGTAAGGAATTCTTACTTGGATATAAAGCAATGTTTGAAAAGAGATTGGAACTCAAACCAATGGCTAAGAAAGATAAGAAGATAGCAGGTATTGTTGGTGCTCTTAAGCTTGCAGTTAACTCTGTGTATGGTAAGTCTAGTGATATGCTATCTTGGATCTATGATAGACAGCTCACTATGTTCACCACTATTACAGGTGAATTGAGTCTTCTTATGCTCATCGAAGCATATGAATTAGCTGATATACATGTTATATCTGCAAATACAGATGGTGTAACTATTATGGTTAATAAATCACTAATAGATAAGATGCATGAGATAAACAAGTGGTGGATGAATATAACTAGCTATGAGCTAGAGCGTACAGACTATGCTAAGATTATATTCTCTACAGTAAATGACTATTTAGCAATTAAAACCAATGGAGAAATTAAAAAGAAAGGAGATTTCCTTACTGACTTTGAGTTACACAAAAATAAGAGTGCTAGGATTGTACCTATTGCACTGGAGCAGTTTTTTGTTAATGATGTGCCTGTGGCTACCACTATTTGTAATCACACAAATATTTATGACTATTGTCTCAGGCAGAAAGCTAGTAAAGACTTTCACTATGAAGGACACTCGAAAGAAAACAGAACAGTCTACAATAAACTTATCAGATATTATGTAAGTAATACAGGTGAGAAGTTATTGAAGGTTAAGAATGAGAATTCAGATAGCACAGCTGTTGATGTATCACAAGTTGAAGCAGGTGAATGGGTGATGAAAGTATGTAATCATCTATTGCCAGATCATCCTTTGGATAACATCAATCATGCATATTATATAGAGCGTGCTGAGAGAATCATGCACAAAATACAGTATGAAGGTAGAAAGCGTAAAATTATTATTAACCCAAATCAAATGACACTATTCTAATGGACAACAAACATAAAGCAGCAGAATTAGTATTGGAATTCCTACCAATTGTAGGACAAGATCCATATACAGGTATAGAAACAGGTAAAAAATGTGCTAAAGTGGCTGCAAAGCTATTAATGAAAACACAACAAGAAGAAGATGTTTATGACTACGATGAAATAGTTAAACTTATAGATACATTCTAATGGCAAAGATAAATAGAGAAAACATAGGCGATCATCTTGTTGATTATCAATTAAGTATGGTTGGTAAATCTATGCAAGAAGCATATATGACAAAAGAGTGGTACAGTAAATGGACTATGACTCAAGAACAACATAATGAGTTCAAAGCATATGCTGTACCATTAATGAAAAAGGTATTTAAAATAAACAAAGCAAGAGCTGAAGCAAACTTTCAATGGTTTGATTTAGAGTTTGGCTTACGTATTAAAGATTAAAAAACACAATTATGGGAGCAAGTTGGTTTGAAATGACAGCATATGGTAAAACATTATCAGATGCATATACTAATGCTGTTGCAGAAGCAGAAGTAGAATCAGGAAATGATTCATATAATGGTACAATTAGTACAACACATCAATGTTCAGATCTTACAGATCAATTTAGAAGAAGTAAAAAAAGCTTTGATGAGTATGTAAAGATGCAAGTAGATAAGCTTAGCAAAAGAGATTGTGCTGGCATATGTATATTAGATCCAATTGTTAATAAGAACAAGACAAAGTCTCAAGTGGAGCATGTAGTTACACCAGGTACGAAGAAATGGGTACTTAAATATGAAGTGGAAAAGTATTTTGAAGATGGAGTGATTGCTTCATGCATGACCAAAGGTGAGGCTGTTAAAATGGCTAGAGCATATACAGAAAAGAATCAACAGTCTACAAGAATTGTAATGCGTAAGGTGTTAATCAAATCTGATCCTACAGTAGCTAAGATAACATACAAGAAGTCTACAACAGAGAGAGCAGGTAAATACATACTCTTTGGTTGGGCTGCAGAATAACAATTAAAATTAAAAACATGCCAGACATTTCAATGTGCAAAGGTGGTAGTTGTCTACTAAGACTGAACTGCCACAGATATACAGCTAAGGCTGAAGAACTAGGACAATCATTTTTTAGTGAACCTCCATATAAATTAAATTTTATGTTTGATGAACATCAATCAAATCTTGGTGTTGCAACATTAAGTTGTTCTTATTTTTGGAACAATAAAGAATATAAAGATGAAAAACCTAAAAATAATTGAGGATTGGGAGAGAGAATATCTCAAGGATTTCATATATTTGCATGAACAGGGACAGGAGTGGAACGAAGCAATTCAGAAAGAATTAAATCAGAAACAACCTGCTCGTATTGAAGTAATAGACACAGACAAAATCCTAGAGAAACATAATGAACCTCACGCTAACGTTCTCCCATTTTAAGGAGCTGACTAAAGCTGGCTACAGCTTAGACATGTTATGCTTCATAACACTTGTTGAAGAAGGCAATGATGTAGATGTAATGTGTACAGATGATAGTAAGATGAAAATGTTACATCAAACTGTACGCAGAAAAGGTCTATTGTCAGAGTCAAATAAGATTACTATTATAGGTAAGGAAGTGTTATCTTTTCTTAATGAGAAGATAGAACAACCTAAGATAGTTAAGAAGAAGAAAACAGATTCTGACTTTGATAAGTGGTGGATGACGTACCCAGGTACTGACACCTTCACATATAAGAGTCAATCATTTACAGGTACACGTGGTATGCGTGTAAAGAAAGAGGATTGTAAAGTCAAATTTGACAGCATTGTTGGAGAAGGCGAGTACAAACCTACAGAGCTCATAGCAGCATTAGAATACGAAATACTGCAGAAGAAAGAGAATTCAATTAAGACAAAAGTCAATAGACTTACATTTATGCAGAACAGTCTCACCTATCTCAACCAAAGGTCATTTGAACCATTCATTGAGTTGATAAGAGATGGTAAGACGATTAAAGAATCTGCTGAACCAATTAAAGGTATGGATATATGAGTTTTGAAGATTTAAAACGAGAAGTTCAAGCAGGCCTAGATGGTAGGAACAATGGTATACCTATGGGCTTTGAAAGATTGAACAGATATATTGGCATCAGAAAGTCTATGTACACACTGATAGGTGGCCTCACTGGATCAGGTAAAACTAGCTTCTTAGATGATGCGTATGTTTTAAATCCATTTGATTGGTTTATCAGTCAGAAGACTTCAGGTCTTAAGTTAAAGATCATATACAGATCTATGGAACGTAGCAGAACATACAAATATGCTAAATGGGTTGCAAGAAAGATATTTCTAGACCAAGGTGTAATCATTCCTGTGCCCAAGCTATTAGGTTGGACAGAGAAGATGACTCCTGATGAGCATGATCTGTTCCTGATGTATGAGGATTACCTTGAAAGTATGAAAGAGGTAATTACAATTATGGATGGACCAGAGAATCCAATAGGTATAGCTAAGCATCTAAAAGACCATGCATTGGCTAATGGTACAATAGAAGAAGTAGATCAATACAATAAGAAGTACATTCCTAACAATGAGAATGAAATCACTATTGTTGTTATTGACCATATAGGTTTATTAAAGCCAACTAAAGACTATCCTACAAAGAAGCAGACAATTGATAAGATGTCTGATGAGCTGAGATATGCTCGTGACATGTATGGATACAGTCCTGTAATTGTCAGTCAATTCAACAGAGACATAAACAATCCTATTAGGATCAAAAATGGTGACGTAGAACCACAGCTAGAAGACTTTGCTGACAGTTCACAGACCCAGAACGATGCTGATGTTGTCCTAGCATTATTTGATCCTATGAGATATAAGGTTGCAGACCCTTCAGGGTATGACCTGAACAGACTCAGAGATGAGTTTGGTGCAAAGTATTTCAGATCATTGAGACTAATAAAGAATAGTTATGGGGAAGATGATGTAAGAATAGGATTAAGTTTTCTTGGCCAGATTGGTATGTTCAAAGAACTACCTAAGGTTAAGTATATGAACGAGAGTATATATAATGATATTATTAGTAAAACATTCTTTTTAAATAAATGATAATGAAATTGAATTTTAAAACATATAATACATTGCCCAATGAAAAAAGTCATTGGTGGCAAGTGGTATTATTTCCAACAGTATCTGTTATGAATAACATACAGAAACATGATCCATATGTAGCTCTAAATGTAGAGTATCTATTTTGGTCATTAACAACAATAATAAGCTATGGCAAAAAGCAAGCCCACCCTTACATTACGAGATAAGAGACAAGCAGAATTTGCTGACATATGGCTGAACAATGGTAAGTTTGGTATCCTAAACCTATGTCCTAGGTTTGGTAAAATCAATGTGTCCATTAATATATTAGAAAAACTGGACAAAGACATCAATATTCTCATAGCATATCCTGATCTTAAGATTAAGAATGCATGGGAAGAGCATTTCTTGGCTAGAAAGTATAAGAATAGGAATATGACTTATACCACCCATTTGTCTCTAAAAAAGCACACAGCTGCCTTTTATGACATAGTAATCCTAGATGAGGTACATTTACTGTCTGAAGCACAAATGGAGGCTGTAAAGGATCTGCAATGCACAAAGGTGTTAGGTCTAACAGGAACCTTATCATCACATACAGAACAAACATTGGGAACAGAGCTAGGACTATCTGTCTTAGCTACCTATTCCATAGATCAGGCTATTCAGGAAGGAGTTGTCTCTGACTATGAAATCACAGTGGTAGGAGTACCATTGGATAATACACAACAGAACAACTACAAAGGTAAGTGGAAGACTGAAAAGACTCAGTTTGCTGCATATGGATGGGTGATAGATCAGCTAGAGAAGCAAGGTAAAGCAACCATGTTCTTGCGTTTGGCTAGAATGAGACTCATTCAGAACAGTCTTGCTAAGCTTAATAAGACAAAAGAGCTATTAGTTAAGCACAAAGATGAGCGTGTACTAGTGTTCTGTGGTGTCACAAAGGTAGCAGATGACCTAGGCATTCCTGTCTATCATAGCAAAGCAGGAGACAAGCAAGTGTTTGATGACTTTGCATCTGGTGTTGGTAACCACCTGGCTGTCGTAAAGATAGGTAATACAGGTGTTACATATAAACCACTCAATAGGGTGATTATTAATTACTTTGATAGTAATGGTGAAAATCTAGCACAGAAGATTAATAGGTGTATGGCTATGGAATATAACACTCCAGAAAAGAAAGCTTATATATACATCATATCTTCTGTTGAAGACGTGGAAAGAAAGTGGCTTAGAAAAGCACTAGAATTCTTTGATAAAGACAAAATTAAATACATATGAAAATAGAGTTAGTTGAACAAATGGAACCATTCAGTGATCAA